CCCATCATAATGACGAACCCACCCGGTCCTTGAAGAAAAAAAGAACTAACCGTAAAAGACGCAAATCTCCTAAAAAGAAAGGCTCTCCCAATAAACGCGCAGTTACTAAAAAGAAAGGGTCTCCCAATAAACGTAAAGCTCCTAAAAAGAAAAGGTCTCCTAAGAAACATAAAGCTCCTAAAAAGAACTGATATTAATTTAATTAAAAAAGATTTTTAAATTATTTTTAATTTAATTATTTATACATTTTATAAATGGGTCCACCGAATTTTTGGCGGTCGTTTGTATAGTTACCACAATTCGCAACTGGTGCACCATAATTATAGTATCTTTCTGAAAATTCTTCTTCGACGTCAGTCAAAATTTGAGATGTTTGTAACAAATTCATAAAAACTAAGAAAATAATTGTAATTGTGAGAGCCATTGCCATATCCCTCTGTGAAATGAATATAATTAAAAATATAACAACACCTCTGAAAAACCCATTATTAAATAAATTTCTTAAGTTATCTGGTAATTTGGGATGAAGACGAGGTCCATAAAATGCTAAAAATAAACTTATCGTCCCGAATAACCATGTGCTTTCCACAAAATTTTTAGGATTAACTAAATCTTTAAGAGTTTTTACAATATTCGACATTATTACTTATATAATATAAATATATAAATTTTTTATCTATTTTGTAATAAATTTTTTATTAATCATCGAATCTATATCCATATATCTTAAAATAATCATAGATAGTATTGTTATAATCGCGGATTGTAATTCGTTCCTTGTATAATAAAAAACCCCACTTCCTATAAGCGTTGTTATAATTATTTGAAACTTATATTTATTAAGTGATACTAACATTTAATATATATATATATTTAAATTCAAAATCCGATATTTTTATAACCATTAAGAGCTGTTTTTATTTCGTCTTGTAAACTCTTGAGGAGACTTTTTGGTTTTATGGGCGTGGGTTTTTTTTCAACAGATTCCTTCATTTTAATGGTGACGCTTCCAAAATCAGTATAACCGTCGAGATTATTCTTAATAATAAATTCTTCCATTTGCATGGAGTTGGTTAAGCTGGTTATTAACATAAAACCTATCGATATCAATAATGCCATTTGTAGATTTTTATTAGTCATATATAACACCAAAGTTAATATAACTAATCTAAAAATAACGTTGTCAAATAAATCCCGCGCAACTTTTGGTAATTTTGGACTTAAACGAGGTCCGTATATTCCTATAAACAATATTAAAACAGCGTATATTATGGGATTTTCTAAAATGGATTTAATATTTTTTGGTGATTTATTTAACATTCTGAAGGATTTTTTTATAACTTTATCTACTGCTTGTGACATTCTTATATAATATTAATTTATATTATTTTTTTCTATATTAAGTATTATATCATTTAAAACTGTTCTCATAATTACGGAATCTTTAAATATGGTTTTTTTTATATTTCTTAAGAACTGCTCGTGTCCACTATCAATTAAATAATTTTTTTTATTATCTTCTATATCAACGGTCATGTAATTATAATCTACTAGTATTTCTATAATATTATCCCTGTACCTATTAATAATATAGGCGTCGGCGCTATCTAATAATGCTCTGAATATTCGTGCCATATATGTTTCAAATGATGAAATATCTGACATATATTTTACAGAAGAGACGCAAATTCCTAAAGTGTTTTCCATGTCATCTTTAAAATAATCTATAGGAAAATTACAAGTTACACCACCATCCACATAAATACAGTCATTGTAAGTTACTTTTGTAAAAACAAGTGGTACTGAAATAGAAATACGTATAGCCTTTATAACTTCCATATCAGGGGTAGTATCAATAGAAAAATACTCTGCTTTATTTTCTGTTAAATTTGTACCGCCTACAATAAATTTCTTTCCAGGAAATAATTCACTTAATTGTTTAAATGTACATTTCCTGTTTCCTGTTTTTTTTTCTAATATTATTTCTATTATTTTTTGTATATTTGCTCCATTTTCAACCCCATAATATTCTAATATATTCGCTATATTAATTTTATTCGTCGTTTTAATATTTTTATAATTTAATACTTTCATTATCAAATTTTCTAAACTTTTATAATTAAGTTCTAAAAAAAGCGCCAATCCAAAAATTGAACCAGACGACACTCCACAAATATTTTTCAAATTTTTTATTAAGTTCAGCTCTTCTAATGCTTTAATTACCCCAATATAAGCTATACCTTTTAATTGGGACCCAGCTAATACTATATTAGTAAACATATATACTATTAATTAAAAAATTTTTTTAATTAAATAATATATATTTAAATGTTAAATATATTTAAACTTAATAAAAAACGGGATCAAAAATTATTAAATAAGAAAACTTCTTTTCAGGCTATTTTAAGAAAAATACATAATAAAATAGAAAGTACAAGTGAAAAAAGTATGGCACAAATAATATACATTATACCTAAAGTATTAATAGGATTACCAGTATTTGACCAAATACAATGCGCTTCATACTGTGTTAATAAACTTAGGGCAAACGGGTTTTTAGTTGTTTATACGTATCCTAATATGATTTTTATAAGTTGGGACCACGTGCCTTCTACGCTAAAAAACCCCGAATATAAACCAATAGCATATGAAATTTTGACAAAACCAGATAGAGACTACAGCGAAATTATTCAAAAAATAGCCTCTCATAAAGATAATCAAATAAAGAAAATAGGGTATTGAGTTTCTGTTTAAAATTATCTCAATTTAATATAAGTTAAATTTCTAAATGCCATATTGTACAATTGAAGAGGCTTGGTCTAATTCACTCACACAAGAACAGTTACAACCATATAACGAAAAAGAACTAGATTTAAAGTTAAAAAAAATCGAAAATAAAAACTGGTCAAGAACTTATAATAGATTACCTGGACATGGTGGACCAGAAACTAGATTAAAAGAAACAGATGTAGTTAAAGAGGATGACGACTCCGATAGTGAATTTGGTATCGTAAATGAATCCAGTGATGAAGAAATAAATGAAGACTATAAAAATTCATCCCAACAAATGAAAGAATTAATAAAAGAGAATAAAAATTTAAGAAAATTAATTAAAAGTTTAAAAAAACAAACTAATCATAATAGCCCCCTTAGTGATAATACCCGCAATCCAAATAGAGATTTTATGCTATATGTATTTTCCGGTATAGTAGTTATTATGATTTTAGAGAATTTCAGAAAAATTTATAAAGGGTTTTAAAACTATTATTATAGAAAACTATAAATTAATATCAAAATTTATGATTTTCTAAATAAATTATCTCATACAATATTATAACTAATGAAATTAACAGCCAAAGTAGGAAAAAGAATGGGCAGAGGTGTAGAAAGACTTTTTAAAATAAACGGAGCCGAATTAGTTTGCTTATTAGTTTTAGCTCTTTATGCTGGTTTAGCGGCCCCAGCTCTACCAAATGTATTAATTGAAATGGCGGATTCTCTTCTTGGTAGAATAGTGTTCTTATTTTTAATTGGATACGTTGCATCCAAAAATATCAAAGTTGCGTTAATGGTAGCAGTAGCATTTTCTGTTACTTTACATATCGCTAATAAAAGAGTTACCGAAAGTTACATTAATGCTTTACGCTATGAAAGATTTGTGAATGGAGCTGGATATGAGCAATTTCATGACGGAGGTGACACCACACCGACTGTTCCTGATTATGATGCGCTAGCGGAAGACGCGAGAGCGGCACCAGAACCAACACCCGAACCAACAGCAAGTAATACCGCTGGACAAGCTGGAAGCGAGTATACCCATACACATGAACACACGCATACCCGTGAACTTCAAGCGCCTTCAGAAGAGGGGCTAGCCGCAGCCACTGGAGAAAATAACCCAGTACCGTCAGCGGGTGATGGAACCTCTACTTTTTCTAATTATGAAGGTTTCTGGGGTGGAGCACAAGGGTCCTCTGAGCAGTTCACATGCTCTAAATGCGGCCTCGCGACTTGCGACTGCTAGAATTAATTAGAACTTTTCCAATAATCGTTAGGTAATTTATTGTCTAAATCAGAAACCTTATCCTCCAAACTGGTTATTCTTTCACTTAATCCTTCCACACTTTTTTTTAAATCTTTTAAATTAGATGAAATTTCATTAAATATTTCATCTATCTTATTTGACAATAGAGGGCTCATTACTATGCTATATTCTTGATTACTCATTTATATAAAAAAACATTATTTTTTGTAAAATTGTCTTTACAGTAATCTGTATATAATTCATTTAATTTATCATTGCTAAAACTTTTTTCTAAGGAATTGTTGATATGATTTTTGAAAAATAAATCTTTTTTTATGGTTAATACATAAAACTTTGTCATATCTGTTTCTTCTATGGGTTCTGTCTTATTAGTTAAATATTTCATAATCAATTTTATAGTTTTTTTTAAGTTACTCATGGACCTGATTGATTTATATAATACAATTATTTTTTTTCTATAAATAAAATTTTATTTTTAAGAAAAATTTGAAATTAAAATTAATATGAATTAATAAATATAAATAATGGTTAAATATTTAGTTATAGTTGAATCCCCTGCTAAAATAAAAAAAATACAGGCCATATTAGACACCGTCCCTGGTCATAGTTTTATGGTAGAGGCTTCCTATGGACATATCCGGTATTTTAAAAATGGTCTGAAATCAATTGATATAGAAAATAACTTCAAACCAACCTATTCTATTACGGCGGATAAAATTAAAGTAGTAAAAAAATTACAGAAAGTATCAAAGTTGGTTGATGAAATTATAATTGCCACGGATAACGATAGAGAAGGTGAAGCTATTGGATATCATTTAATAAAAGTTTTAAAAAAAAGTGTTAGCACAACCAAAAGAATATATTTTAATGAAATCACCAAACCAGCTATTTTAGAGGCTTTTCACAATCCCCAGACATTAAATATGAATGAATTTAATGCACAACAAGCCAGAAGTGTTTTAGATTTACTTATAGGGTTTAAGATATCGCCTCTTTTGTGGAAACATATAAAAGAGAAATTATCGGCGGGAAGATGTCAAACTCCAGCGTTGAGGCTTGTGTATGAAAGGGAGGAACTAATTCAAAATTTTATCCCAAAAGGGTCATACGAAGTTTTAGGATATTTTAAATTTAAAACTTTAGATTTAGAGACCAAATATTTTAAGAATTTAAAAAACGAACAAATTGCTAAAATAAATTTAGAGAGATTAATTGACTTGGATTATACCCTACAATTAGCAAGTAAAAAGTCTTCAGAAAATAGACCACCCGCGCCCTTTATTACGTCTACAATACAACAGGAGGCAAGTAATAAATTTAACATATCCCCCAAAAATACGATGTCTATTTTACAGAAATTATATGAGGGTGGTAAAATTACATATATGCGCACCGATAGCCCCATTATAAGCAAGGAGTTCGTTAAATTATGCAAAGATTTTGTTAATTCAAATTATGGAAATAAATTTGTCGAAAGGACCTATAAAGCTAAAACAAAGGACGCCCAAGAAGCACATGAATGTATTAGGCCAGTTTTATTAACAATCACGCCCGACGATATAGGTGATTCTTTTGCTCGAAAATTGTATTCACTTATTTGGAAAAGAACAATTGCTTGTTTTCTACCAAATTATATAGAAGAGCATTCTATATTCCGTCTTTATCCAAATGATACGGAATATTTTGAGACTACTAAAAAAATTGTTCTTCAGAAGGGTTTTAAGGTTTTATATTCAGATAATTTGCCTGATGACAGCGATGATATCGCGTTATTAAATTCACTTGCTAAAACTACTACAAATATAACTAACATCATTGCTAAAGAAAAATATACTAAACCCAAAGCGCTATATACTGAAGCGTCTCTGGTTAAAGATTTAGAGGGTAGGGGTATAGGTAGACCTTCGACCTTTTCTAATATAGTAAATACTCTTCTTACTAGGAAATATGTTGTAAAGGAAAGTAGAGACATGCCATCGATAAAATTAAAGGAATTTTCAATTAAGCCGGGCTGTGTTCTAATAGAAAATGAAAAAATACAAAAACAAGGAAAATCAAAAAATAAACTTTATATTACCCAATTGGGTAAGAACGTGATGAACTATTTATGTGAGCATTTTGATGCGAATTTATGCTCGTATACGTTTACGTCAGACATTAATAATGAACTGGATAAAATTGCGGACAATTCAGAAACGTGGTATGATGTAGTAAAATTTGTTTATGATATTTTTATAGAAAAGGTAAAAGAACAAAGTAAAATAACAAAAGTAAAGCAGGATGTTAATAAAATATTAGTAGCTACTGACTCTGAATCCGATTATACTTATTATTATTATACTGATAATTATGGGACTGTGTTTTTGAGAGAACAAGGGGATGAATCAGAAAAAAGGCGAGTAAAAGAAAATATTCAAACAAAGGATATTAATATGAAAATAATAAAAGAATACTTTGTTTTCCCTATAAAGAAAGGTAAATATTTAGACGACGAAGTTCTAATTAAAAAAGGTCCTTATGGTATTTATTGTGAAATCGGTAAAATTAGATTTAGTGTAGAAAATAGCGATATCAGTTTAGAAAAAATAATAGAGAAATTAAAAGAAAAAAATAAGAAAATCATAAAAGAATGGAAAGACATATCTATCCTGAATGGACCATATGGACCTTATATACGATATGGCAAAAAGAATGTATCTATTGGGGGAGATGTTGACCCTAAAAATTTAAACCGGAAGCAATGTTTAGAAATAGTCAAAACATATAAACCCAAACCAAAGTATAAAAAAAAAGCATTTAAGAAGTAAGGAGACTTATAATTCATTATTATGTCGTACACAAATTCTAGAAAGAATTTATTAATGGAGTCCCTACAGTCTTTTTTTAAAAAATCTGAAAATATTATCACAATCATACCTATTTTGACAAATAATAGGAAAATCTCCCTTAGAATAATTGACTGGTTTGTTACTAATTATTCTAAAAAAAATAATATTTCATATTTGATTAACCAGCAAACAAACGAAATTATAGACTTAGATAAAGAATATGACCCTTTATACTGTAAGGAATTTGTAGTATATTTAAATTATAAACTACAATTAAAAGCTTATGCCAAAAGCCAATTCGACCCATTTTGTAGAAAATCTAGAATAAATTTCCATTATGACAGAGACACCTTATTAAATTATATTAAATCTAATAATCTAAATGTCCCTAATATTGAAAGCTATATAAAAAATAACGAAGATAACTATTTTGTTACTACGTCGGGTCAATTAAATTTTTTTAGATGGATAATAAAGTATAAAATTATAGATTATATCATGGCTAACTTGAAAGATATAGAAAAAGATATGAACACTTGTTATAAAAAACATTATGACAAGAGTAAAAAAAATAAAACTAAAAGAAAGAAACGACATGAATTATCTATATCGGCATCAAAGTCTCTTAGTAAATCAAATGTAAAAGTAATTCTGACTTTTAATTAAATCTAATTAATTCTAATACAATTGAAAATAAATAGAATATATAGAAAATTATCGAATGAATGATTAAGGAATTTTAGTAATATAATTATTAATAAGTTCAATCTTATTTGTTAATATCGCAATTTGCTCTGATTGTCTTTCGTTCTGTTGTTTAAGATCTATTAATAATTTTTTTGGATTATTTTTCAAATACACAGGTGTTTTTTGTTCTGAATGCAAAACATAATACACCCCCTTTCGGGTTTTTTTTAAAACCCACCAAGTAACACCCCATAATATATCCAACGTGATATTAGTTAAATAAAAGAATCCCATTACTATTATCTAATAATTTAATTTTAATATATTTAAAATTTAAAAGTATATAAGCGTTGCGTTATTATGATATAATAGTTTTCTATATAACAATTAAATGGATAATAAAACAAGATACGAATCGAATAACGATATTGAGGATATTTTAAGTGAAACACTTTCTAACGGAGCAGGGAGTCCTGGTACAAGAGTAAGAAAAATAGAGGGTAATACTCATAGAAATAGAAATGACGGGGATATTCAAGAAAGAATGGAGTTATCTAGTAATAAAGAAGTTGATGTTGGTTTAGACTTATTAGTTAATAAAGAGAAAAAAACCTTTAAAGAACCTTTTCAAACAAGACCCAGTAATAATGTAGAAGTTCCTAATATGTCAACAGGGTTTAATCTTAAGAGGGGCGCTAATGATAACGACCTTGTTAACGATATGTTGTCAAATTTAGACTTGGAAACTGCTTCAAATTTGAGCCAGAGGGATATTGATAAACTTATAGACGAGGCCGATAAAAATTCTAAATTGGAGCAGAAGAGTATTATAGAGGAAAATATTGGCAGACCATCTATACCCTCTCCTTCTCAACCTAGCGATACTGTGAGTGTTTTACAGAGTAATTATTCTAGGCGTGGGGAGTCTCTTAGCCCAGAAGCTAAAAGACGAAAAAAACAAGAAATCTTATTTAAGTTAGAGAAGACGCGAAGATTAGGCGTTTCGGGAATAAAAAAATTTAATATGTCGAATAACTTAGCTGATATGCAGGCCGAGTTAGATAGGATTAAATATGAAAGAGAGGTAGAAAGTTCTATTAAATTTCAAAGAAAATGCTTAATGGCTTTTGTAACAGGCTCTGAGCTATTAAACAACAAATTCGACTTCTTGGATTTAAAATTAGATGGTTGGTCGGAGCAGGTTCATGACAGTATCGATGAATATAACGAAGTGTTCGAAGAGCTCCACGAAAAATACCGCCAGAAAGTTAAAATGTCTCCCGAAATAAGGCTATTATTTATGCTTGGTGGGTCGGCATTTATGTATCACTTAACAAACTCCATGTTTAAAAATTCTATACCAGGTATGGAAGATATTATGAAGCAAAATCCGGATTTAATGAAACAATTTGCTAATGCGGCTATTAACCAGATGCAAGGGGAGGAACGAGAAGCGGCTGAGGTTTTTAGAAATTTTACTCCTATGAATAATAATGGCGGTATGCCACAAATGAGAACTCCAGCACCACAGGCTAATCCGTTTAGTTCAGGGACACAATCTTTTGCACCACCACCACGAGATTTCAGAAATATGCCAGTTAAATCCACAGCTAAACAACCTATTACTCCAACAACTGGTTATGTAGAATCATCAACTCCTTTACATGCGCCAAATAGAATTGCGCCACCAGTTGGAGTAGATGATATATTAAATGAGTTACGATCTAATACTGACCACGACGTCGAGGATTTATTAAGTCAGGCGAGTTCTAAGAAGATTAATACAAGAAGAAAGAAACACAAAAAGAAGAAGAAGAATATTATCCTTAACATGAATTAAAGTTTCCCCGATTTTTTCAGTATTTCATATGCTCGCTCAATTTCTTTAGGAGATATATAACCATCTCCATCTTCGTCTAAATCTGCTATATTTTTGGGCAAAATACAGTATTTACTACTTGTATTAAATAAATTTAATACGATTATTACAAAACAAGCCGTAATTATAAGAGCCGCTACTACGTCTCTTGTTGCTACAAACGCCATAGTAAATATCAGTAATCTTCTAATTATTTTCGAAGAAAGGAATTTTTTATGTCTTTCGTCTAAGTCAATTTCTATATATCTGGCCCCAATATTAAATAAAATCATAGATAAACCATAAAAATATTTACTATTATTAAGAGATGAAAGGATATTGTCAAACATAAATAATATAATATATATCGGTATAATATTATTTATTGTAAAAATAATTTAATTGAATGGGGCATATGAATATTTTGCTCCACTTGATGGGTATACCGAGAAATTCTCGTAATTAGTAAAACTGGCGTTTCCTTCGGCATCGTCACCGACTACTACTTTTGAGACATCTTCGTCGTCGTCCAAAACAAGGTCGTCTGCATCTTCCTCGTTGGCAGTATCAGGCTCCGCTTTAGCAGCTTTCTCATTACAAGTTGCCAGAGCCGATTCAGCAGTCTCAAGCTCCGCGTTAGCAGTCTCAAGCTCCGCGTTAGCAGTCTCAAGCTCCGCGTTAGCAGCTTCCTCATTAGCAGCATCGACTAAGGCAGCCTCCTTCGCCTCGACGGCAGCCTTCGCATCCTCGACGGCAGCCTTCGCATCCTCGACGGCAGTATCCTCTTCACCGCATTGATCGTTAAAGAACATCTCTTTAACGGATGGCAGCCATGAAGTCTCACCGGGAATACCAATAGATAAATCGGTATTGTAGAGTCTTAATCTATTGGCGGTTTGTAAAGTTACGATGAAAGCAATAGCAATCATTAATGCCATAGCAGGGTCTCTTAAAGCCATGAATACAATCAGGAACGCAACGCATATTCTTACAATCGTGTTATCCATTAAAAATACTAATTTAGGTGGGAATTTAGGAGCCGCAAGAGCAGCGTATAATACTAAAAATACTTTAAGGGCGGTATTGATATATACGTTATCTAAAGCTCTATTTAACACTTTTTCCATCTCAGAGATAAGCGGGTTGGTCATTTTTCTAATTTGTTTCATTTTCTATATAACATATTAAAAGATTTTATTTTAAAATTAATAGATAATAAAAAATTTATTTTCTATAGACATAACACACTCAAATTAAAAAATTTTGATTTATAAAAAGTTAAAGATATTTCAACAATATAAATTACCAAACATGCACTCTATTCACAAGCCCTCAAACGTTGATGTCTCTAAATTTACATTTGGCGATATTCAGGTAAATCAATATGGTGGAAAATCGTGTAAGATTAAATACGATGGGAAGGATTTTCTGTTTCAGACGCCCCGTATGCGCCTTCCATATGGACTTGGTATTTATGAGGAGAAGGACGGGGATGGAAATACTATCAAAAGTAAGTATTCTCTAGATTTCTCATTTACCGGATATGACGATGATAAAGAAGATGGCACACCAAGTCGCCCAAAGGTGAAGGCTCTATACGATATGATGAAGTCTTTGGAGGAGCGACTTGTAAACGAAACCGTTGAGAATTCGTATGACTGGCTTGGTGCCGATGACCTTAATGAGTCGGCGGCGAAGTGTCTGACGCGTGATATTGTAAAATACCATCGTGATAAGCAGACGAAGAAGCGCACGAATAAGTACCCACCGACCTTTAAGGCCAAGGTTGGGTTTTACGATGGGC